ACGCCGCCGCCGGGCATCTGCGCTTCACTCGCTTCAACATCCATCTTCAGTGTGATGTCTGCAACGTCTACAAATCAGGGAACATCGAAGCATATCGTGCCGCGCTGGTTGAGCGTTACGGTGAGGCGGCGGTGCTGGCACTCGAGAACAATAACACCCCGCACCGCTGGACGGTCGAGGAGCTGAAGGAAATCAGGCTCGCGGCACTGTCGGATCTGCGTGCGCTAAAAAAGCTGGAGGCCGCATGAAACCAGAACTGATCGAGATACTCCGCATGCGCTGGTTGCGTCTCCGAATTTATCGATACCGGGGATCTTTTCCTGTGGCATACCGCATTCTTCGTAATTACGTCCGCATTGAAGCAAAACGGGAGCATCGAAATGAATCTTGAGTCCTTACCGAAATATTTTTCACCTAAATCCATGATGCCCGGCGCAGTACCATGCGGAATAACGTCTGATACGCTGACTATTACTGACGTAATGGCATCTCTCGGGCTACTTACTGCAAAAGCCGCAGTGGGTATTGAATTGTATCTGGCAAAAGCGGGGTTTTATCTTCTGAAAATATCATCGCCTACATCAGGCAATTAGCAGAGCAGCGTGCAGAACGGCATGGGGCATTACGGAAAATGGAAAAGGGTAAGCGCTCAAAATTTCTCGACACTATGGCGCGTTATGTATTTCGCGATTATTCCCTCAGTGCGGCCAGCTTGGTGACGTGCAGTAGCTGTCATGGTGCTAAATTAATTGATGCTGAGGTTTTCACGAACAAGGTTACTTACCCGGATGGTAAGCCACCAAAATGGGTAAAAGATACGAAAGGTATTTCTCCGTCCGACTGGGAGGTGTGGAAATCAGTTCGTGAGCAGGTGCGCGTAGTGTGTAAGGCGTGTGATGCAAAGGCCAGGTGAAAAATGAATGTCGTTGCCGGGGACGCGGAGAAATTCTCGATAAGAAAAAATCTGAGTTGCAGGGCGTGCCGGTTTATAAAAAATGCCCAAGATGCAAGGGAAGAGGCTACCCACGTCTCAAAGATACCGAGATTTTTAAAGCACTAGGAGTAACGGAAATGGTATGGCGGTACAACTATAAACTGTTTTTCGATCGACTGGTGGAGCATTGCCATATTGAGGAGTCGTATGCAGAAAAGGTTCTGGGAAACGTGACTCGATGACCAAAATAATTTAGCTATTGCAAAATTAACGGAAAATGGCTAACCTGATTCCAACGATGGGTTATTACGCCTGTGACGTTACAAGAATTAAGAACCTCGCCTCGGCGGGGTTTTCTTTTATGGATTCCCGACGCCAATAAGCAAAGTGCGGGGAGTGATGCGGAGTCTACATGTTCCAGCCGACCGCAAAGCTCACACGGGCAGGACCACAATCTGATACCGCGATAGCTTTTGCTGATCGCGCCGGAGCGGTAACCGGCAACAATTTAAGCCTCGGTGATTGCCGGGGCTTTTCTGTTTGTGCCGTCCGGAATAATCCCTCTGAGCTTTGTCGTTGATCCACCGGGCGGCCTTCCTACTTCACACTGCGCCATCCGAGCTATCGGAGGTGAGGCTTATGAAAATGCACAACGATCCCCATTCAATGGACTCACAATCTATTTTTGCTGGCTCACAATTACTGCCAATGGAAAAAACTTCTCATTTGGCTCTGAGCGTCGGATTTCGCTCTCACTTAGCGTGAGTCCACGTCCGATTTCAGTTGCAGTTATTGTGAGCCAAAATTTGCCTGATTGCGAGTCTGACTTTTTTCGATTGTGAGTCGTTACAGATAGCCGCCGGGCCAGACACCACAACGGTACCAGGTGGCGTTATGTGCTAGAAACCGAAATTCTTGAACATCTCATTACTACTCATATCGTTGGCTGGCGCACGGTTCATCGACTCCATCTGCTTGATCAACCCTATGCTAGCACCAACAGGCCCCCCGACGCTGAAACCGACGCTGCTGGAGCGGGTTTTGCTGGTGCTACTGCTGTGGGTTTGACTACGGGTGTTACAGTTGCTTTGGTGTGTCCGTGTGAGACCATTTTCGCTGAGCTGGCTATCTTCACTTTGGGTGCAGTTTCCCTGTGACTGGCTGTGACTGTCTCCTGTGGTGTGGTTGCGGCTATCCGTGTGCCACTCGCTATAGCCTCCCGCCGGCGCAATGATTCCGACCGATGTACCGTGGGTGGCATAGGGAGGCATGACCATGCCACTACAGCCACCGAGCAGTAACGCGGTGCCGACGATAAAAATGAACTTACCCAGAGCGGTGTTTTTCATTAGTTCCTACCTATTTCTTCTCGTTGGTTATTTCTATGCCCTGCCTTGGCAGGGCTCGCTATTATTCATTCTTCAACTGTGAGATCAAGTTATTTTAATTAAATCGGTATTATTCTTAATTGTGTTCTTTATGAATAAATATCCTCCGGCTATGCCGGAGGATATTTATTATTTCCCCTCATAACTGAGAGGACCCACACAACCAGAGGGGGATGAATGTCCGAACCTGTATCCAGTGCGACAGTGTTGGCTGGTGGATTAATGGGGGCCAGTGTATTCGGTCTGGCAACCGGAACCGATTATGGTGTGGTATTCGGCGCTTTTGCCGGCTCGGTATTTTATGTCGCCACGGCAACCAACATCGGACGCATCAGGCTGGTCGCTTATTTTATCACGTCATTTATTGTGGGAGTGCTTGGCGCCGGGCTGATAGGTACTAAGCTTGCGGCAATAACGCATTATGAAAAACCACTGGATGCACTTGGCGCAGTAATTATTTCTGCAATGTGTATAAAGTTTCTCACTTTTCTCAACAGTCAGGATCTGAACACTCTGTTCAGTATTCTCTCTCGTATCAGGGGAGGGGGATCAGATGGTAGCAAATGACCCTTCTGCAGTTCTGAATGCCGTAATTTGTGGGGTAATAGTCATCGTTCTGATGTTTTACCGACGCGGTGATGCGACACACCGCCCCCTGATTTCGTTACTGGCCTATGTCATGGTGCTGGTGTATGCCAGTGTCCCTTTCCGGTTTGTTTTTGGTTTATATGAATCATCCCACTGGCTGGTGGTGATGGTGAATATCCTTATCTGCGCCGCTGTGCTGTGGGCTCGCGGTAATGTGGCGCGTCTGGTTGATGCTCTGAGGCACTGATGAATCAACAACAATTTCAGCAGGCGGCTGGTATTAGCGCCGGGCTTTCTGCGCGCTGGTATCCGTATATTACGGCGGCAATGAGCGAATTCGGTATCACTGCGCCACTGGATCAGGCCATGTTTATTGCACAAGCGGGACATGAATCAGCAGGATTTACTGTTCTGAAGGAAAGCTTCAATTATTCAGTGGAGGCGCTGAAGAAGACGTTTGGTAAACGCCTGACGCCGTATCAGTGCGAAATGCTGGGGCGTATTGATGGTCGCCAGGTTGCCCACCAGCCACAAATAGCCAATCTGGTTTACGGTGGCCGCATGGGTAACAAAGACGCCGGAGATGGCTGGAAGTATCGCGGGCGTGGGCTTATCCAGATTACCGGGCTGGAGAATTACACCAGATGTGGCGTTGCCCTGAAACTGGATCTGGTGGCGAATCCGGGACAGCTTGAACTGGAACGTCATGCCGCCCGATCCGCAGCGTGGTTTTTTGTGACTAAAGGGTGTCTGAAATATTCCGGCGACCTGGTACGTGTTACGCAGATCATCAACGGAGGGCAGAACGGCTTCGGCGATCGGCGAGAGCGCTTTGAGAAAGCAAAATCGGTGCTGGTATGAATCTGTTATCTGCTCTTCTGAAAAGATACTGGTTGCAGCTGGCGTTTATTTTGCTGATGGCTGGTGCGTTTATCGCCGGTAATGTCTGGAGTGACAGGGGCTGGCAAAAATGGGCAGATCGCGACAGCGCTGAATCCTCTCAGGAAGTCAACGCCCAGACCGCCGCCCGTATTATTGAACAGGGCCGCATTATTGCCCGTGATGAGGCTGTGAAAGATGCACAAGCGCAAGCCGCTAAATCTGCTGCCACTGCTGCTGGCCTGTCTGCCACTGTTAGCCAGCTGCGTACCGAAGCAAAAAAACTTGCCACCCGCCTGGACGCCGCAAAGCACACCGCAAATCTTGCCGCTGCCGTCAGAAGCAAAACAGCCGGAGCCGACGCCACAGTGCTCGCCGACATGTTCGGAAGCCTTGCAGAAGAAGCTCAATATTATGCTGAGCGATCTGACGAAAGCTACCGCGCAGGAATGACGTGTGAGCGCATTTACAACTCGGTGAGAGAGTCAACCAACAATCCCATAGCTCCGCACTAGCGGGGCTTTTTGTTGTAACAAGAAGACGAAGAAGGAAATACTATGTTTACAGTTAAAACCATCATCAACGGTGTTACGCATATTTGTGAGCAGCCATCCATCTCGATAGCCAGGGCCGGTTCTGAAACGTTCGCAGATACTTTAAAACTTACTCATAACTCAGCCTGCCCGGACTTCGCATACTGGCTCCCGGCTATCTATGAAGATCCAGAAATGACCAAAGCGCTGCAGGAGGAAGAACTGGTTATTAGTGACCGTACTGATGTGCTGGATACTGATGCTATTGCCATCATTATTGAGGAATATCCGAGTGAAAATTTCCCCGGCGCGGGTGATGGCTGCCGTTACCAGTTCATCTATCCTGGCGACCAGGTTTACGTGATGAACTCTCACGGCTCGACCATCGAAACAGTGAAGTAGCCATTACAAAGCCTATCTACGGGTGGGCTTGATAAAGGCCTGTGGTGGACATATATACAAGTTGTGGTATGTAACCACTCATTTTGGGTAATAACTATGAATCAGGCTATTGAGCAAATTATTCACAGCTCTTTGAATAAAAACGAGCCAGGCGCTGGCGTTGGTTCTTCAGTTACAGCTAATGATATCATTGAAGGGGTAAGACCCTACTACCAAGCAGCGAGTGGGGCGGAGAAACTGTCTATTGTCGAAAGGCTAAACAAACTAAAAGTAGAGCCTGGTGTCCCGATCCCATCTAATATCGAACAGCTATTAAGTAATTGATAACAAGCCGCCTCCGGGCGGTTTTTATTGCCATCACAAATGCCACCTTCGGGTGGCTTTTTTAATGGCTTTAACCATAGGACAGCAACATGGCAAAACCGGACTGGGAGGCCATCGAGACGGCATACCGGGCCGGAATTATGAGCCTTCGCGACATAGGGGCGCTGTACGGCGTAACGGAAGGGGCGATAAGGAAGAAAGCAAAGAAGCTGGAGTGGGTACGCAAAAATATTACGCAGGTACGCAAAAATGGTACGCAAAAAAACACGGTGCGTACCACGAGGAGGCCTGCCAGCTCCGGCGCAGTGCAAAAGCATTCGCGGCCAGAATCCGGACCTCCCGCAGATACGAAACCCGAAGCGGTACGCAAAAAGGTTGTCACTAATCATCCTCCTTTTCAGCCTGGTAATCAGTATGCACTGAAACATGGCGGTTACGCCCGGCGCCTTCTACTGAAAGATGAAGTTGTTGAGGATGCCAGAGCGCTGACGCTTGAAGATGAGCTCTTTCGGCTGCGGGCGAATAACCTGATGGCCGCCGAGAACATTGGTCGCTGGTTCACCCTGCTGGAGGATGCGGAGGAAGAGCAGCAGCGCAAAATTCTGATGGATAACATCAGCGCTGCCGAAAAGGCGATGATGCGTAACACCGTGCGCATTGAATCCATCGTTGGAACGCTGGCGACCGTTAGCAAAATACACGCCGACACTGATTATCGTTTGGCGGCTACTGATAAGGTATCTCTCGAGGCTGACAGGCTGCGACGTGATGCTGGTATTGATGATGGTAACGGAGAACGTGACCTGAATGACTTCTACGCCGATATCCAGACCGACGCTTAATCCGGCCCTGAGAAACTTCTGGACCACGCAGGCGCGAAATAAAGTGCTCTATGGCGGGCGGTCATCGTCAAAATCATGGGATGCAGCCGGATTTGCAATATTCTTGGCAAATAAATACAGCCTGCGTTTTTGCTGCGCTCGCCAGATCCAGAACAAAATTGAAGAATCGGTTTACACGCTTCTCAAAATTCAGATAGACCGGTTTGGCCTGCGGCATCGTTTCCGCATTCTGAACAACAAAATCATTAACCGGGTTACCGGCTCGGAATTTGTTTTTTATGGGTTATGGCGCAACATCGAAGAAATTAAGTCACTGGAGGGGATCGATGTGTTGTGGCTGGAAGAAGCCCATGCACTGACGGAATATCAATGGAAAATACTGGAGCCGACAATCCGTAAAGAGGGTTCAGAGTGTTGGTTTATTTTTAACCCTGGACTGGTCACCGATTTCGTGTGGCGTAACTTTGTGGTCGATCCGCCAGAAGATACGCTGATTCGCAAAATCAACTACGACGAGAATCCATTCCTTTCAGATACCATGCTGAAGGTTATCGATGCGGCAAGGCGTCGTGACCCGGAAGGGTTTGTGCATGTTTATGAGGGCGTACCAGAGTCTGATGATGATGCGGCAATTATTAAGCTTTCGTGGATTGAAGCGGCTGTTGACGCGCATAAGGTTCTGGATTTCGGTCCTGAAGGACGTAAGCGCATCGGTTTCGATGTCGCCGACAGTGGCGCGGATAAGTGCGCCAACGTCTACCGTTATGGCTCAGTTATCTACTGGGCCGATGAATGGAAGGCCAAAGAGGACGAGTTGCTGAAGAGTTGCCAGCGCACTTACCAGGCTGCAATGGAGCGCGATGCAGATATCGTTTACGACTCAATCGGTGTTGGCGCGTCGGCGGGCGCAAAGTTCTCGGAAATTAACGATGACCGGAAGCGTGAGAACGCATACGCGCGACGTGTGAATTACCAGCGGTTTAACGCCGGTGCAGGTGTGCATGAGCCAGATGACGAATACAACGGCATCCCCAACAAAGACTTTTTCGCAAATCTTAAGGCGCAGGCGTGGTGGCTGGTGGCTGACCGTTTCAGAAATACGTTTAACGCTATTAACAACGGAGAACAGTATCTTGTGGATGAGCTGATCAGCATAGATTCTCGTTGTCCGTTGCTTGAAAAGCTGAAACTGGAACTGACAACGCCTCATCGCGATTTCGACCGTAACGGACGGGTGATGGTCGAAAGTAAAAAAGACCTCGCAAAACGCGATATACCGTCACCAAACGTCGCCGACGCTTTCATTATGCTTTCGCGCCAACCGACACATCGCTGGACATCTGGGAACAGTTGGGGAGACAGGCCTGATGGCACGAAACAAACAAGCCTCGCGACGAACGGTGCAGGCCACGGCCGACGGCTACGAGAACTTTGTCACCCGCGTGGGGATGCAGACGCCTAACCAGCACTCCGCATCGACCTACCGGGCGAACTTCACCAGCCGCAACCGTATGCTGGTGGAATGGTCCTATCGCTCATCCTGGCTCATCGGTGAAGCGGTAGATGCTATCCCCGACGACATGACCCGCAAAGGCATTCGCATCACTTCTGAGATTGACGCAAAAGACCGTGGCACTCTCGAAGCGCAACTGGATCAGTTGCAAATCTGGGATGCGCTGAACGACGTACTGAAATGGTCTCGTCTCTACGGCGGCGCGGTGGGCTTCATCATGATAGAAGGTCAGGCGCCCATGACCCCGCTACGGCTCGAAACCATTGGTGAAGGCAAGTTTAAGGGTATTCTCCCGCTCGACCGCTGGATGATTAACCCGGTACTGACGCGCCGCATTAAAGAGATGGGGCCAAATCTCGGCAAGCCCGAGCTTTATGATGTGGTGACCACCGCAACGGGCATCCCCGCCTGGCGTATTCACCATAGCCGCCTGATTCGCTTCGATGGGGTGACGCTGCCATTCCAGCAGAAGATGACCGAGAACGAATGGGGAATGTCGGTTGTAGAGCGTATCTGGGATCGGCTTACTGCGTTCGACAGCGCCACTGTCGGTGCGGCGCAGCTGGTCTACAAAGCGCATCTGCGGACCTACAAAGTGGAAAAACTCCGTGAGCTTATTGCACTGGGCGGCCCGGCATTCGAGGCGTTGCTGAAAAACATTGATCTGATCCGCCAGTTTCAGAGCAATGAAGGCATGACGCTAATGGATGCCAAGGATACCTTCGAAACCCACCAGTACAGTTTCAGCGGTCTGGATGACATTCTTTCGCAGTTCGCCGAGCAGATTAGCGGTGCTGTTGGCATTCCATTGGTGCGCCTCTTCGGGCAGTCCCCTAAAGGTTTCTCAACGGGTGACGCAGACCTTGCCAACTATTATGACCGGGTCAGTTCATTGCAGGAGCGTCGCTTACGCCTGCCAGTGCGCCGGGTGCTGGACATTATGCATCGTTCGGAGCTCGGTAAGCCGCTGCCGGACGATTTCACGTTTGAGTTTAACCCGCTATGGCAGATGTCAGATGTGGACCGCTCAACGGTGGCTGTGAATACCACAACGGCGATTGTCAATGCGCTGGATGCAGGTCTGATGACAACCAAAGCCGCTATGACCGACCTGCGTGAGAACTCCGATGTTACTGGCATCGGCGCATCCATTACCGACGAGGATATCGAGAATGCCGAAGACGAAGCGCCACCAGGCATCGGCGAACTTGTCGACAAACCGCCAGAGCCGACAGGCGGAGATCCGATATCGAACGAGCCTACGGCAGATAGCGCGGGCGGTCGGGGATATCGTAAATGGGCACTACGATGGTTCAAACGATAGCGTCACCGAAATCATGGAGGCCCTGGAGCGCTACAGCGAAATTATAACGCCGTGGGCGACGAAGGTTGCTGAGAACTTTACCGCTGACATTGTGCGCAAGAATGATGAGCAGTGGCGGAAACACAGCAAAACCATCAGTCGTGAACTACGCAATCTGGTGAGCAATGCCCCGCCAGGCAGGTGATGAAATCCATCGTTGCCGAACAGGTTAAGTACATTAAATCGCTACCCCTCGAGGCTGCTGACAGGGTATACGACATCCAGAATCGGGCGATTGAAGCTGTTGTGACCGGTGGGAGAGCGGAGCATTTTGCTAAAGAAATTGCAGCATCGGGTGATATAGCAAAGTCCAGGGCTGACCTTATCGCCCGTACCGAACTTGGACGTGCAACCGGCGCGCTCGATCAGGCGCGAGCGCTGTCAATCGGCTCGAATGGTTATATCTGGCGTACAGCGAAGATGGCGACGTCCGGCATTCTCATCGGGAGATGGAAGGGAAGTTTGTCGAATGGGGACGACCCCCAACGCTTGACGGCATGACCGGTCACGCTGGCGAGCTCCCGAACTGCCGCTGTTATAAAGAAATCGTCTTCCCCAACCCTCATTCTTATCTCGCCTGAATCGCAGGTAAAACATGAAATATTTTTTCAATACCCGGCTGGGGGAAACCCGCTATCAGCTGGCTGACGGCTCGCTGCTGTGTAGAGACGTGCCGATAGGTCGAACGGGTAAGCAGCTTTACGGCGCTGCTGATCTGCCAAACCTCAAGCCTGACAAGTTCGGTGAGATAGTCGTAACGCGCTCTCCTGAGCAGGTATTCCATCCGGCCACGCTTGCCTCCTTCGAAGGGATGAGCATCACGATCCTGCATCCGGAGGATGAAAACGGGAACGTCCGGTTGGTCAATCCCGAGAACTGGAAAGAGCTTGCGGTCGGTCATCTTCAGAATGTCCGGCGCGGGACTGGTGAGCAGTCTGATTTGATGCTGGCTGACCTTATCGTCAAAGACGAAAGCGCCATTCAGCTTATCGAAGATGGTCTGCGCGAAGTGTCGTGTGGCTATGACGCGGAATATGAACAGGCTGAGCCGGGTAAGGCTGAGCAGGTCGATATTACCGGAAACCATGTGGCTCTTGTCCCCAAAGGCAGAGCCGGAAATCGTTGTGCAATTGGAGACAGAGACACAATGGCAAATCAAAAGAAAAGCTGGTGGACCCGCATGCGCACGGCCATCAAAACAGGTGACTCGGACACCATGAACGAACTGCTGGACTCAGCGCCAGCGGCTGTAACGGGGGATGAAGGTGATCTGCCGGGCGGCGTCAATCTCAACATTAACCTTTCACCACAACAACCATTGCCGGACAAAAAGCCGGAGATGGGCGGAGATGTGACCGGCGACGGCGAGGACGATATCAAAACCCTGCTCAAGGCCCTGCTGGCTAAGCTGGAAGGAACGGCAACAGGCGATAATGCTGACACCCCTGATGATAAAGATAAGAAAGACCCGACCGGCGACGGCGAGGACAACGAAGAGGAAACCACGATTACGGGTGACTCTGCCTATCGCGCTGAAGTCATTATCCCGGGTATCGATCTGAGCCGTAAGGTGAAAGCGACCGCATTTAAACGTGATGTGCTGGCGGCCGCAGACAAAACACTGGTTCGCCAGGTTGTCGGTGACGCTGATATCCGCAAATTACCTAAACAATCGGTTGATATGGCGTTTAACGCCGTATCTGAGATTGCAAAAGGGAGAAACACCCGCAGCACCACGGGCGATGCACAACGTCCAGGCATGGGCATGACCAGCATCGCTTCCCTGAACAAACAAAACGCCGACTTCTGGTCTAACCGCAAAGGATAATCCAATGACTGCATATCTGTACCGGATGCCTGTTGGCATTGCCGGGGCTATCTCTCGCCCGCAGGACTTAACCGTCGAACCGGTGATCCTTAAATCCGATAACGCCTTCGCAGCGTATGGTCTGGCTGGCAAATACGACGCTGACGGCTTTTTCGTGCCGCTGGCGGAGGGTGACACCGTCGACAAGGTGAAGGGTATCTACGTTCGTCCGTATCCGACCACATCGCAGCCAGACATGGTTCGCCAGGTGGGTACTGATAAGAATTTCCCGGGCGACGCCATGAAGCGTGGGTACATGACGGTAAACGTGGGTACTGATGCTTCGTCCGTTAAAAAAGGAGCGTGGTGTACATCGTGGTATCAGCCGATGCTTCCATCCCGGTTCCGCTTGGTGGGATCACGGCGGCAGAGGTGACAGGCAAAACAGCCGCGTTACCTGATGCTTTTTTTACGGGGGCCGGTGACGCTAACGGCAACGCAGAAATCTCCTGGAAGATTTAAGGAACAGACGAATGATTACTTTTGATCAGGCAACCGTTGATAGCTCCGGTGCCTTTCTCATCGGGGAGCTGGAGCGACTCGACCAGGGGCTGAATCTGCCACTGGTGGGTTATACCTGGACACGTGATATCCAGTTGCGCGAAGACGTCTCTATCGCAGATGACATTTCCAGCTGGACGAATACCAGTTTTGGCGTGGCGGGTTCTGGCGCTAATCCGAATGGTAAAAACTGGGTAGGCAAAGATTCAACTGCCATTGCTGGCGTTAATGTTGATATCAGTAAAGACGGCAATCCGCTGAACCTTTGGGGGATGGAGCTGGGATGGACTGTTGTTGAGCTGGCTGCGGCACAGCAGGTAGGCCGTCCGATCGACACTCAGAAGTACGACGGGATGCAGCTTAAATGGCAGATGGATAACGACGAACAGGTTTACGTCGGAGACGAAGCGCTTGGTTTGAAAGGTCTGACGAATCTCGTTGGTGTGACGCTGAACAACGCAACGAAGACCTGGGCTAACTCCACCAACGATGAGATCCTCGACAGCGTAAACAGCATTCTGTCGAATGCCTGGGCAGCATCCGGTTATTCCGTCGTGCCTTCTGATCTGCGCATTCCGCCAGAGCAGTATTCATTGCTGGCGAGCCGTAAGGTTTCCGAAGCGGGTAACCAGTCACTGCTGACTTATCTGGCTGTGAACACTATCGCTTTCCACCAGAATGGCGTTCCGCTGGAAATCAAAGCGGTCAAATGGCTGAAAGGCGCGGGGTTGGCGGTAAAGACCGTATGGTCGCCTACACCAACGATAAGAAATACGTCCGCTATCCACTGGTTCCGCTGCAAAGCGTTCCTGTTCAGTATCGTGGTCTGTACCAGATTGCGACCTACTACGCAAGCTCGGTGCGGTTGAGCCAGTGTACAAAGAAACCCTGTCCTACGTGGACGGTATCTGATAACCAGAATGGCCCCGAAAGGGGCCAGAAGGAAACTAAAAATGGCGAAAGAAAAGCTGGTTACCATCCATGTTCACACCCCGTTTACGCTGACGCTCGGTGATCAGTCAAAACAGGAGTTTGGCCGGGGACGGCATAACGTACCAGAAGAGGTCGCGTCGCACTGGTTTACCCGGGCGCACGCTGAGCTTTCCGAAAGCGGATCGAATGAAACTGATGACCAGCAACCCGTTATTGACAGCCTTCAGGCGCAGATTGCCGATAAAGATAAACTGATTGCCGATCTGAAAGACGCTCTGCTCAAGCTGCAGGAGCAGAACGACAGCCTGCAGGCGCAGATTACTTCCGCCCGGACTGGCGGTAATGGGGCGAAAGATGCCAAAGAATCAAAGCCTGCCAACAGTAAGTGATTTTCGCCGCGACTTCCCGCAGTTTGCTGACCCTGCCAGATATCCCGAAGCACAAATCGAGTTCCGTCTGAATCTGGCCGATGAACTACTGAGCGAAAACGTCACCGGCAAAAAGTTGTTTCCGTACTTTGCCGAGTTGTTCGTTGCGCACTATATGACGCTCTGGGCGGCAGATAGCCGGGCGATGCTGGTTGGCGGTCCGGGCGGTTCAACCAATGGTGTTCAGTCCTCCAAGTCCGTTGACAAGGTAAGCGTCAGCTATGACACCAGCGCGACGCTAAACCCTGACGCAGGCTTCTGGAATAACACCCGGTATGGCGCTGAATTTTATCAGCTGATCACGATGTTCGGTGCAGGGGGACGCCAGCTATGAGTTTCAAAAGCGGTGTAACAACGAGGGTTGATAACGCTCAGGCAATACTGGATGCGCTAAAGTCGCTAACCAAAAAGGATGTGCTGGTCGGTATACCTGCGGAAGACAGCGATCGGGATGATGTGTCGTTCGGTAATGCCGGGATTGGGTATATCAACGAATACGGTTCACCTGCACAAAACATCCCACCACGTCCGCATCTTGTACCCGGCGTTAAATCAGTTGAAGACCAGACGATGCCACAGCTTAAAGCTGCGGCACAGGCTGCGCTTGATGGTAATGCGGCGGGAGCGGAAAGAGCACTCAACCGCGCAGGTACAGTGGCTGCAAGAGGGGTGAAAAATCACATCAAAGCTGCCAATTTTACTCCGCTTGCAGATAGCACCGTTGAAGCGCGTGCGCGCCGTGGGCGTAAAGGTGCGAAAGCGGAACTTGCGCGGCGTGCTGCTGGTGAATCTCCGGGCACCACTTTGGCTAAGCCTCTTTACGATACTGGCAAATATCTCGCCTCAATAACCCATGTAGTGAGGGATAAAGATGCCGACTCTTGATGTAACCGATGTTCTTTTCGACCCGGATTTTTGTGACTTCAACCTTTGGGTAACGCGTCGGGTACAGACAGTGGACGAAGACGGGATTGGTAGCGACAGCGAAGTTAAAACGCAGTTTGCCGGGGTTGTTACCGTTGACCGTTCACTGGAAAACCGCCGCATGCAGTCCGGGCAGGTTATCAGTGGAGCAATCCTTATCGTGACGACTGAGCGACTCACGCAGGGGCAGACTGGCCGTGATGCCGATATCGTGACGTATCAGAACCGTGATTATCGTGTGACATTCGTCGACCCGTACACCGCATATGGCGCCGGCTTTGTACAGGCGCATTGCGAGCTGCTGCCGTTCGATGGAGGATTTCCCGTTGAGCAATAATTCCAGTACGGAGCCGGGATGGCTTACACCTGTCAGCGGCGATCCGGATTATGACGAGGCGCTCGACAGGCTGTTAAGCCAGTGGGTACGCAACGTTTCCGGTTTGCCGACTGGAATGGTTCGCCCCCGATGGCAGAAAGATCAGCCGCCACTGCTGCCAGCTGAAACGAACTGGTGCGCGTTCGGCGTTACCGGATGGCCCATAGATAACAGTCCCGCATTCACTAACCAGACTGAAGAGGCGCTCAGCTCTGGCGACATGAAACCTTTGAGTGCATGGCGTCATTTTATGGCCCGGCGGGCATGACGTTTGCGTCACGTTTTCGCGATGGTATTTCTGTTGCGCAAAACAACGCCGAACTGAACGCGCTTGGCCTGTCCATGGGGGACTACACCGGTCTGACCCCTTTCCCGGAACTTATCAACCAGCAGTGGGTTCGCCGTTACGACATTACTGTGCGCCTTCGTCGCAAGGTGGTGCGCGAGTACGGCATTAAATCGCTGGTGGATGCACCAGTTTCATTCTTCGGAGATTAAATTATGCCGCAGGGATTACCTGTATCAAACGTCGTTAATGTCGACGTGATCATTGGGCCGCGCGCGGCTACTGGTCGAAATTTTGGTTCACTGCTTATTCTCGGGACATCCACGGTCATTCCGGTGAAAGAGCGTCTTCGCCTCTACTCCTCAAAGGAGGACATCGGATCTGATTTCGGCGTGGACAGCCCGAATATGAAGCAGCAACAGTCTATTTCTCCCAGTCACCACGACCTAAAGAGGTGTATGTAGGTCGCTGGGCTAAAACACTGGCAACGGGTGAGGCGGGTGCTGCTGAAAAGCTGATGGATGCGGTTAACGCCGTAATGGGCTACACCAACTGGTATGGTCTCG